CTATTGAGGCAATAGACGAGACAGACCCAAACCTTACGGCGTAGGCAGTTACCGACGGCAACTAGCAGAATTGTTAGTCGCAACAGGGTATTGGCCTACGACAATCGAGTTTGACACGCGCGACCTAATCACGGTGATTACGCTATTGAATAAGCAAAAGAGGTAGCGCAATGCCAGCATCAACAACTATTGAGATCGTCGGGGTTAAACAGACAATTAACTCTTTGCGCAAAATTGACCCGCAACTGCAAAAAGATTTTAAGGCAGACGCAACCGCAATCGCACAGCCAGCAATACAGGCAGGCAAAGCCGTGTACAAAGAATTACCGCTATCAGGTATGCGCTACAACTGGGTGCAACGTGATCGCAAACTATTTCCGTTTACAACGGCCAAAGCAATTAGCGGAGTGCGTATGCGTTTTGACACTCGACGTAACGCGGTCGGCGTAATCCTTATTGAGCAAAAAGACCCAGCGGCAGCAATCTTTGAAACGGCTGGTCGCGCTAACTCAAACAGGTTAGGTAACGCACTTGGTTTTGTTAGCGCTGGTCGCACTCGACTGATTGGCCCGGCTGTATATAAAGCGCGTCGCGGTATTGAAGCTGAAATGACAAAGATGATTGCTAAAACTATGCGCGTTGTGCAAAGCGAGATTTAATCATGGCATTATCTATACCTATTGTCAGCGAGTTTGACGGCAAAGGCATTGACAAAGCAATTAAAGAATTTAAGCAATTAGAAACTGTTGGTGAAAAAGCGCAGTTTGCTATTAAGAAAGCGGCTGTGCCAGCGGCAGCGGCGTTGACGGCGGTTGCAGGTGCGTTGGGTTTAGCGGCTCGAGCAGCAGCCGAGGACGAACAACAACAAGCGATCTTGGCTAACACGATGCAGAACGTTGTTGGCGCTACTGACGCAACGGTTGCAGCAACTGAGGAAATGATCTCGGCTATGTCAAGGGCGACTGGCACGGCTGATAGCGAGTTACGACCAGCGTTTAGCGCGTTGCTTACTGGTACTAAAGATGTTGGCGAAGCAACTGATGCTCTAAGACTTGCTCAAGATATTGCAACTGCAACTGGTTCTAATTTGGCTGGAGTTTCTGACGCTCTTGCAAAAGCGTATGGCGGCAATATGAAAGGTTTGCAAGCGTTGTCGCCTGAGATGAAAGGCATGATTGCAGACGGCGCTGATCTTGACGATGTAATGCTTGCATTGAATGACAATTTTGGCGGGGCAGCGGCTCGATCGGCAGAAACCGCAGCAGGCAAATTTAAAATATTAAAAAATAGTTTGGGTGAAACACAAGAAGCAATTGGTGCAGCGTTGTTGCCAGTAATAGAAAAAGTTTTGCCCTATTTGCAAAAAATGGCAGATTGGGCACAAGACAATCCAAAAGCATTTACAATTATTGCTGGCACGATTGCGGCAATTGCAGCGTCAATCGTTGCAGTAAATATTGCAATGGCATTGAACCCTTTTGGCATAATTATGATCGGTATTGGCGCTTTAATAACTGCATTGACTATTGCATACACAAAGTTTCAAAGTTTTAGAGATGGCGTAAATATAGTTTTAAACGGTTTAATTGGTGGTTTTGAATTGTTTGCTAATTCGTTTATTGGCGCAATCAACTTAATTATTAGCGGCATGAATTTGATAAACCCGTTTACTGATATTGGTCAATTGCCAACGATTAGTTTGGGTCGTATTGGTGGCGGTGGCACAACAGTAACTGCTGATACGCGAACGGCAGATCGCATGGCTCGAGAGGCTGGTGCAGGTATGCCAACCGTAGTGTCGCCAGTTGTAGGCGGCGGCGTTGGCGGTGGTGGCGGTAGTCGAGCCGGCGGCGGTGGCGGTGGTGGCGGTACTGGTGCTGGTGCTGGCGATCTAGTGACTATTCAAGGCGGTTTAACGACGTTTGGCAACGCTGAACGCATCGCAGCGCGTAGTAGCGGTGGCGTAACAATAAACGTGACAGGCGGTATGTCAACTAGCGCCGAGATTGGGCAAAGCGTGTTAAACAGTTTGTTGGCCTACCAACGCACTAACGGGCCACTCGACTTACAGATTGCGTCGTAATGGCAGGTACAGCCGTTGTTGCTAGTGGCAACTATGACTTAGAGATTGACACAGGGTTTTTGCAAGACGCATTTTTGCTTGACGACCCAGTTGCAGGTTTGCTTGACAACACTCAATATGTGCTTGACGGTACGACAGATTTTGCAAGCGTGCTTGACGGCGTAAACAGCATTACGGTCAAACGCGGCAGACGCGATCAGGGCGACCAATTTAGTGCTGGCACTATGTCGTTTACAATGCTTGACACGGCAGGTATTTTTAACCCGTTTGACACTAATTCGCCGTACTACGACACACCGCAATCGCAACCGGGTCTTGCACCTATGCGTCGAGTGCGCCTATCGCGTTACAGTTCGTTGAACGTCAAAGAGTACCTCTTTGTCGGCGTGATCGTAAATTACGATTACAATTTTGCGCTTGGCGGTCTTGACACCGTGACCGTGTTTTGTGCAGACGATTTCTATTTGTTAGCACAAACATATTTAGACGAATTTAACGTCAGCGAGCAGTTGTCTAGCGCTCGAGTTACGGCGGTACTTGATCGGCCTGAGGTTGCGTTTCCAGCGTTGACGCGTGACATTGCTACAGGCACTCAGACGCTTGGCGGTGCAGCGGCGTTTACAATTCCGCAGGGTACAAACGTGCTTGGCTATTTGTCTAACGTGAACGTCGCTGAGCAGGGTCGTTTGTTTATGTCGCGTGACGGCGATTTAGTGTTTGACGCTCGACTAGGCACAACGCTCACACCGTCGGTAGCAGACTTTCACGATGACGGTACAGAAATACCGTACAACGGCGTAGGCATAACTTTTGAAGCCGATCAGGTAACTAACCGTGCAGTCGTACAAATACTTGGCAGTAACAACCCGCAGGTTGCTGACGACGCTGGTAGTCAAGCAAAGTATTTTGTGCAAACTTACAGCATTACTAACAGCCTTTTGCATAACGACACGGCGGCGCTTAACTTGGCTTTGTATTTGCTTGACCCTGAACCTGAGGCACGGTACACGTCACTAGCCACGTCGTTTGCTTTGTTGACTAGCGCGCAACGTGACACGGTGGCCGTGATTGACGTTGGCGACACAATTACGATCGAAAAGTCGTTTACGTCAGGCGTAACAACAACGCAACTTGCACAAGAGTTGGCAGTCGAGGGCATTGAGCATACGATTAGCGTGAACGCAGGGCATAGCGTCACCTATTACACGTCGCCAACCATTGTCGTTTATGAGTTAATTCTTGACGACACGTCGTTTGGTATCATCAACGCTGACAACGTTCTAGGGTAAAGTAGGCAATTATGGGTGCAAACGCGCAGACAGCAGTACCAGCATTTACAGCAGGCCAAGTTTTAACGGCTCAACAACAAACCGAAATAAATACAGGCATACCAGTTTTTGCTACGACTGTTACGCGTGATGCGGCGTTTGGTGGTACAGGCGAGAAAGCGCTTGCTGAAGGTCAGTTTGCTTATATTGAAGCAACTAACGCAACGCAATATTATGACGGTGCGGCGTGGCAAGCGGTTGGCGCGTCTAGCGGTTTAACTTTAATTAGTGCAACAACTGTTGGCACTACCGTTTCTAGCGTTGCGGTTACTAGTGCGTTTAGTGCGACTTACGATAATTATAAAGTGGTGGTAATTGGCGGAATTATGTCGGATAACACAAACTTAAAATTACAACTTGGCGCAACTACGACTGGTTATTATGCTTTTGTTGCAAGAGGATTTGTAGGCGGAACTACAGATTTTACAGGCGATAATAACGCAACAAGTTTTGCAAGAATTGGCGCAGGTAAAACCGACGGCTATTACGCCGATATAAATATTGGCGACCCATTTGCAACAAAACAAACAAAAGTTGAATCAACTTATATCCCAACAAACACAGGTTCTTCTATGGGTAAAGTTACAGGTTTTTTAAATAACACTACTTCTTATACTGGTTTTACAATTATTCCAGACGGCGGCACGATGACTGGTGGCGCAATTTATGTCTATGGTTACGCAAAAAGTTAGGACTATATGACTTACAAAATACAGATAGACGATTTAGTGCGCAACGCAACAGCAGACGAAACCGCCATAATTGAAGCCGGACACGCCGAAGCCAAAGCACGAGCCGAAGCGGAAGCCGCCAAACTTGCAGCGCGTCAAGCCGTTTTAGACAAACTTGGGTTAACAGCAGATGAAGCCGCCGCACTACTTGGCTAGTTTGGCAATATTGCTTGTGCTGACCGCT